AATGGGGATTACCTGCATCATACTGTGTTGCGGCAGCATATGTCATGTTTGATACGATTGATAAGGGTGAAAAAGCATATAATGCCGCAGAAGAAGAGGATAAGATGATGGATACAATGAGAATTTCGACTGAAACCTTTACGTGGCAAATGCTCGCGTCGGTATTCTGGCCAGGGTCTATTATCAGGGTTATCGTAAATATGGCCGCTACCATGATTTCCAACAATAACCTAGACAACAATCAATTTATCCATTTTCTCCCTACACTGATCGGTCTTTCAGCTATCCCCATGATAGTGAAACCGATTGATACGACAGTTGATAAGATCATGGAAGGATCCATTTCCAAGGTTATAAACGGTGAAATTAATACACCCGAAGAAGCCCGTACAGCGATGATGACTACCGCCGGTTCGATTTCTGTACCACCGGTCATGTATTGTCTAGCGTCTGTTATCAAGAAGCTCGAAGTCTAAAAGAACCTAAGTTTAGAAATTTTTATAAGAAAAATAGATGTCTCCCAATATTACACAGCAATTACGTATCACACTTGAATATGTCGACCCATTTCAAGTGCGAGTTACATTTTCAACACTCGGGGAAATCGAACGTTTGCGTTTCGAGCGGAGGTGTAAGAATACATATATAAACCCAGACAACTTTGACATATATATCGAGGAGCGTCAGTGTGGTAAGAGTAAGGGAGGAACTGATCGATATTTCTCTATCAAAACAGACCGATGTTTACGAGATATCATGTTCAGGGGTGAACGGCACCAATTTACCCCATCATATAAAAGACTTCGATCGGTTCCGGATGTGTTGAAACTGTATCATCCCACCGACCAGGATATTGATGATTGCATTGATGATTTACTCGAGGAATTCAGGGAACCATTGGTGCCGAAAGCCCCGAAAGCCCCGAAAGCCCCGAAAGCCCCGAAAGCCCTGAAAGCCTCGAAAGCCCCGAAAGCCCCGAAAGCCCCGAAAGCCTCGAAAGCCCCGAAAGCCCCGAAAGCCCCGAAAGCCCCGAAAGCCCTGAAAGCCCCGAAAGCCCTGAAAGCCTCGAAAGCCCCGAAAGCCCCGAAAGCCCCGAAAGCCCCGAAGACTATGGACTTATGTAAATCTCGCGAAATGACGGAAGAAATCGAATATAAAATGTCAAACTGTCACCACCCGAACTGGACCTTTTCGATTCGCGATAAGGGGGGTCACCAACGTACCTTGTGCTGTGAGCCTTCCAATAAAAATAAAAAAGCGTATGGGATTTGTGGTGTAACACAGAGACCTGACTGTACATGCCCCCTCCACCGCAACGACACTTATTGGAGAAGGTTATCTTCCTATGCGTTAACAGACAGAACCACTAAAATCAGGGGAGATACTTATTACTTGAAAATGGTTGTAGGTTTGACATCTGTAGAAGATTATCACCGAAACCTGGAAGACAATTTCAGAAGAACATTCGGTGGGTTGATAAATTCTTCGTATATGGAGAAGAGTTATCTGGAATTGGAGAGAGAAGGTATGGTGATTGATGAGATATATCCTCGGTGTGAAGGCAAGGATTTGAAAACCCACTATGAAATTGCTTATTTCCTAGCAAAAGTCTTCCATCATAAAAACACACAACTGTTAATTCGCGACAATAACCACGCCAGAAAACTCGGAGTTGACACGAATAGGTATAAAATGCTCATAAATGGTTCGAAAGGGGGGGCTGTGGAAGACGTGGCAAAAGAAGATTTCAAACTCATCGTTCCAAGTGACAGTGCTATTTCGTATATGTTGGATTTGGTGACTACTTTTTCAGAAAAAGAACCTAAGTTAGAGCTTTGAATTGTAATAAAACTAAGAAAGTATGGAGAGTGTCCAAAAACTCACACATATAGAACACATTCTCAAAAGACCTGACTCATACGTCGGTCCAGTTGATCTAGGAACCGAACCTTACTGGATCCTTGATGGCCAAAAGTTCACTAAGAAGAACTTGAAATACTCCCCAGCCCTCTTGAAAATATTCGACGAAATCCTCGTCAATGCTATCGATCGTAACTCTCTCCATCCCAAACAGGTCAATTCAATCTCCGTATCGATTGATAAGAATGTGGGTTCAGTGACCATCGAGAATAATGGACCACTTGGTGGGATTTCCGTAAAAATGCATGAGAAAGAGGGTCTATGGAACCCTGAACTTGTATTTGGACACCTCCTCACGAGTACGAACTACGACGATACACAAAAAAGAATTGTCGGTGGCCGCAACGGTTACGGTGCCAAGTTGGCAAATATTTACTCTAGTGGTTTCTCCGTGGTCATCAAGGATCACGAGACAAAGCAGATGTACACCCAATCTTGGTCAAAGAATATGACTGTGTGCGACCCACCAAAAATCAAAAAACATTCGGGTGCTACGTCATCCGTCGCCATTACTTTTACCCCTGAATGGAAACGTTTCGGAATGTCCAAAATGGAAGATACCATCTACAAGATTTTCCAGAAACGAGTTTGGGATGCGAACATTTGTACGACACAGAACTGTAAGGTGAAATTCAATGGCGAAGTTCTTCCAAAACAAAACTTTGAGGCTTATGCTAAAATGCATGAAGGTGTTGATCAGGTTGCATCTGTCACCACTGACCGTTGGTCGGTATGCATCGGGCCAGCAGAGAATGGGATGGAACAGGTTTCATTCGTGAATGGTATCTGCACTACGAAAGGTGGCACTCATGTCGATCACGTGGCGAACATTGTCGCTAATGGTATCATTGATGACATGGCGAAGAAGATTAAACTGAAACCTCCACAAGTTAAGAATGCTTTTACGATCTTTGTAAAGGCCACACTCGAAAACCCGAACTTTTCCAGTCAGGTAAAGTCTGAATGTACAACTAAATCCCAACATTTCGGGAGTAAGTTTGAACTACCCAAGACATTCGTTAAGAATGCTCTCAAGACTGGTATCGCTGATGAACTCACAGCACTCTCAAAGTTCAAGGAGATGAAAGAACTCAAGAAGACAGATGGAGCTCGAAAGTCTAAGATTACCGGTATCCCTAAATTAGATGACGCGAATAAGGCTGGTACGGCTCAATCTGGGAAGTGTACACTCATCGTGACTGAGGGTGACTCGGCAAAGACCCTCGCAGTTGCAGGTCTCTCTGTTGTTGGCCGTGATCATTATGGCGTGTTTCCTCTTCGAGGCAAGTGTAAGAATGTGCGCGATGTTTCAGTCGCACAACTTACATCTAACCAGGAGTTCAATGATCTCAAGAAGATCCTCGGACTTCAACAAGGTAAGGAGTATACCGACGTTTCCGAACTTCGGTATGGACGTCTAATGATCATGACAGATGCCGATAATGATGGAAGTCATATCAAGGGTCTCATTCTTAACATGATCCACTACTTCTGGCCCAGCCTTCTAAAGTTGAACTATGTGGTGAGTATGGTGACACCCATCATCAAGGCTTCCAAGGGATCAGAAACGAAATCTTTCTACACCGATTCAGCATTTCGAAACTGGTATGGGGACGGTAAACATGGGTGGCGCATCAAATATTACAAGGGTCTCGGTACTTCTACATCTGTAGAGGCTCGTGAATATTTCAAAAAAATTCAAGAACTCACGGTGAAGTTTGATGTGGATGTGATGACCGATAAATCGATCGTACTCGCATTCGATAAGAAAAAAGCGGATGACAGGAAGACATGGCTTCTCGAAAGTACCGCGAAGAATTCTGGTGATCTTGAAGTACCGTATGGTCATGTCAAGAACCTGGCCATAACCGACTTTGTACACAAGGATCTCGTCAATTTCAGCCTCGCTGACTTGAAGCGGTCTATCGCACATATGGCTGACGGACTTAAACCTTCACAGCGGAAAGTTATGTTCTCATGTTTTCAGAAGAACCTAACCACCGAAATGAAAGTGGCACAACTGGCCGCGTATGTCGCTGAAAAGAGTTCTTACCATCACGGCGAAGTTTCTCTCGCGGAAACGATCGTCAAGTTGGCGAACGACTATACAGGTTCGAACAACGTCAACCTTCTCGAACCGTGTGGTCAATTTGGTACGAGACTTATGGGAGGTAAAGATGCATCTCAAACGAGGTATATCTTCACGAGACTGACCAGTGCAGCTCGAAAGATATTCGACCCTAAGGATGACCCCATACTTAATTATCTAGATGATGACGGTCGATCTATTGAACCAGAGTTTTACGTACCAGCATTGCCGATGGTTCTTGTGAATGGTACAGAAGGTATTGGCACGGGTTTCAGTTGTTATGTACCCCCGTTCAACCCCAAAGATATCTCAACGAATATACTCAACTTCATTAATGGAAAAGGAATTCAAAAAATGAAGCCATGGTTCAGGGGGTTTAAGGGTCGTGTATTCTACGAAAATGAAACGTGGGTCACAGAGGGTATCTGGAACATGATCGGTCAAACTATCAGGGTCACAGAACTTCCACCCGGGCGTTGGACACAGGATTATAAAGAACATCTCGATACACTCACTGAAAAGAAGACTATCAGCTCATATACCAATAATAGCACAACCGAAAATGTCGACTTTGTTATTCAGGGGTACACGGGTAAAGATCTTATCAAGGACCTGAAATTACAAAAAACAGTCAGAACTTCGAACATGCATCTGTTTCATCCGACTAAGGGAATTCACAAATATGAGAGTGCTGAAATGATCCTAATGGACTTTATCAAACTTCGAAATGAGTACTACAATAAACGCAAATCCCATGTGGTTAATGTTCTCAAGAAAAAGGTTGAGATGTATAATCACCGCGCAAAATTTGTTACCATGGTCATCAATGGAACGTTGGTAGTTTTCAGACGTAAGAAGAGAGATCTCGAAGAAGAGTTATCACACACGTTTCCGAAAGTTGATGGGAGTTATGACTATTTACTAAACACCAAGACAGTTGACTATACGGAAGAGCGAGTAGCTGCACTGCTTATGGAAGTCAAACATTCCAGGGACGAACTTAATTTGACAATGTCTACGTCACCTCTTCAAATGTGGGAAAATGATATTAAAAATATATAGACAATAGATAAGTATGGGATTACAGGGTCCGGATCAAGGTGCCGTATTATCCCTAAATGCCATAGGTCAACAGGATACATACCTATTGAACTCCGATCCTGAACAGTCCTTCTTTAATTATACAGCGAAGCAACATTCAAACTTTACAAAATATCATAAGAGTGTCACAATTTCTAAACCATCTTCGTCTTCTCCCACGTGGCCGTTCGGTGAAAGTGTTAAAGTTACACTAAACCCCCAGAATATGGGAGACTTGTTATCAAATATGTACATACATATGACATTTCCAGCCGTTGAATCAAACTCTAATATAGCCGATCAGATTGGTCGACACGTTATAGAGAGTATTTCTATGCGTGTAGATGAGACAGAGGTCGATAAATATCACGATGATTGGGGTGTCATTTACGATGAGATGTATCTGGATGCATCCGAAAAACGCACTAAGCGGTATATGATAAACAGAAATCAGGCAGACAACGTATCACACGCAAACGATAATTCGTTATCTAGGTATAAGTCGACATTGATGATTCCCATTCCATTCTTCTTTTCTCGCAAATATGAAGGTGATGAATACGGGTCGAATTCCCCTAACAGGCCATACTTTCCAACGTGCGCGATTCACAAACAGAAGATAGAATTTGAAATTAAGTTTAGACCAAAGACGTTTTTTACCAATTCTTCCTATGCATTGTCACTCGATACATTTGATATCATCACTGAAGAAATCACATTAAGTCCACAGGAACGGACATACTTGATGACAAATAAACAAATATTCGTCACTGACATAGTGAAGAAACACCCTACAGAGGAAACTGTCATAGGTAAAAATGCGGTGAAACTACAACTCGTCCCAGATATACCCGTCAAATCATTATTCTGGTTTCTACGAAAACAGGCATATGAAGATGAAAATACACATGGAAGTCCTGGTCGCCCCGACCCGAATATAAGAACTCGTCAAATGTCGAACAGGTTTAATTTTTCATCTGCAACATCCTACTCGATCGGCAACTCATTTTCGTCGGCAGTTTTAGACACTGCTAAACTCTATATAAATGGTCAAGACTTACCCAATATACCAGTCGCTGATCACAATTATTTCAAGTATATCGTCCCATACAACACAAGGCTATCTAGACCTAATAGGAATATTTACACGTATGCATTCTCGATGAATCCGATTAATGTGGAACCATCGGGAAGCTTGGACTTTAGTAAATTGAACTCAGATCGCACATTACTAGATGTGCAATTAAAACCTGGATTAACAGATGTCTATAACCTTCACCTGTATTATGTTGGGTATCAAACGTTTGAATTTAATAACGGGTTTATGTCACTTGCTTATTGAAAAGCCTATCGTGATGTACACGAATGTAATCGACAATCTTGTTTCTGATACACCACCTGATGAAGTTCAACTGTGCTACAGTCGTATGTATTTCATCAGTTGTACCCGGCACGTTGTACACGATCTTGTCTGCACGACAAAACGGGTCGAATAATTTTTTGCTGTACCCGTCTAAACTTGATTTATAAGCGCAGTGTACACTAAAAATCCGACCGTCATTTGTTTCGTATGATAGGTTATGCTTCTTAGAGTAATTGGTAATAAACCATTCTAGATTTCGTAGAGAAATACCTCCACTCTTGTTCAAAAGTTCGATTAGCGTAGCTCTATTTTCTGGTACAGTGTAAAAATTATTTATAGATGATAATAGAATAGTTGATTTATCCATATTAAAATATAGAAGGCAAATCTCTAAATTCATTTGCAACATCTCTTTTTTCACATGCCGGACATCCCTGAACAAATCCAGATGGAAACGGATGTGTATGTCTTAATGGACCTCTTGGCATAAGTATAGGAGTAGATGGTCGCGGATCATCTACATGGAGACAACAGTAACCATCACGAATTGCCTTATTCGTACACAACTTACCATTTTTACGTATACCTAGACAACGCTTATCATTTTCAGGTGCAAGGTCGCGTCGAACGCTTTTAATCGGGATTGAGTACAACGATGACACCCTTTCTACAACTTTACAAACGTAGTCATGTTTCTCTTGTTCCAGTTTCGCGACGATAGATTTATGTTCACTTTTTAACATATTCATCTGTTCTTTGTACTTGTCAACGGTTTCTCGAATCGTACGGATATGCTGTTCTTTGTGATCATGTACAGCTTCTTTTAGTCGCTCAGAAAACTGTTCCTTTTGCTCACGTGACTGTTCTTTCGTCTGTTCACGAATTTCCTTCTCACGTTCATTGATCTGACGCCGGGCTTCTTTCTGTATCAGACTTTCAATCTGCTCAGTAATACTGCCTACCATGTATTATCATGGTGTCTTTTTTTTAAATATATCACTCAGTAGTAATTGTTCATTACCAGGCTTTGTCACGACCTTTCCCTTTTTCTTTGGTGGTTTAGCCCTCAGAAGCAATTCTCCGAAGATGTCATCCTTTACGTTTTCGAATAGCGGTTCGAGTAAGTCGCATACTGGGTTAAGGAATTTGTTAAGAAAATAGTAAGGATAATCGATCGGTAAATTATGTTCCCGTGCATATATAGGATCTTCGGATTTCTCAAACGCGCGCGCCTTGGGGTCATCCGTCTTGATTAGTATATATGGTACCCTGTCACCGGACTGAGGTTCGGAACCAGGTTGCCTTTCGCGCATTTTTCTCACAACCTGAACATGTGCTTGATTAATATTTCCAATCTCTTCACTTAACACGGAAACACTTTCACCTTTCACTTTGTAGGTGTCTGACAACCCCTGACTTAAAATCAACTTATCATTTGGTACGTCACCTTCAAGTAATTCAAGTGCCCGTTTCCGGGCAAGTGCTTGTGGAGCTGTAGTATCACTACTATCTAGAACGACATCTAGAAGTTCCTTACAAACCTCTCTGAGATGAGGTGTGTTATCACGTCTCACGAGTTGCAAACCCTTAACATCAATATAATCCATGTTCATCTCACCATTCTTCCCCTTCGTCCACAGTTTAGCAGCGTACCGCTTCTTCGAATATAGGAAATAAGGACAGTATACCTTTTCAAGCTCTAGATTGTTAGGAGCTTTGAATAATTTCGTACATTCTTCCGCAGCCTTTTCACCCAATTCCCAGCTGTATTCAATGGCATCCTTACC